CCTCGCTGAAAGGAATGAGAAAGAGACCGGGGCGGTGCCGGCAGCGCTGCCGGCACCGCATATCTGGTCCTGTGAGACCAGAGAAACCGGCCTTTTGCTAAAGAGGGCCGGGCAGTCGTCTTACGAACCCACGCGCGTCACGATGGGCTGGGTGACATTGCACTTGCCATTGACGGCAATCACGGCGTCCTTGAAGTTCACCTCGCGCTGCTCCGAGCGGAAGTCGGGGAAGAGCGTGATTTCACTTTCGGCGGTTGCGCAAGGCGCAACCTGCTCCACCTCGATGGCCACGGCGTAGGGTTCGCAGGGGTCTTTGGCGTAGGTGATCCATTCCGCAGCCGCCCCGATCCCCTTCAGCGCGTCCATCGGCGTGATCTCCTCGCTGGTGCCGGTGGTGATGAACTCGTACACGCTGTCCCACTTCACGTCCAGCGGCACCTCCTTGCCTTCCTTCACCGTGTCCAGGTTGTCCCGGTCGAGCAGGTAGGTGTAATCCGTCTTCTCGGTGTAGGTGATGTTCCCCTCACCGATCTTCACTTCGAGCTGCTGCGAAAGGAAAGTGATCGCCGCGTCCACGGCGTAGGTGCCGGCCCCGAGGGCGGGCGAGAAGGTGATGTCGGTGGTCACGTCCACGTTGGTCCCGTCCTGGGTCCGCGCCGTGACGACGTGGACCGTGGCGGCCGTCTCACCGGCAATGGTGAAACGAGCGCCGACGGGAATCTTCTGCGTTTTTCCAGCGACCGCCGTGGGAATGCTCGTGCTCGACACCTTGCAGGTGGTGTCGCCCACGGCCACTGCCGTGTTCGGCGTGCCGAGGGTCTTGTTGCCCAGCGCCGTGCAAGGATAGATGTCGGGGTGCGCCCCCAACCCGTCCTTGATGTACACGGTGCAGTCTCGTAGTTCGATTCTGGCCATCTGGATTGCCTTTCTTGTTGAGGAATCAAACTGGGGTCTTGAAACCCCAACCAACCGGCCAGAGGCCGGACCTTTGATAACGCCGTAGTTGGTTGTAGAGGGTGTTCACGTTGATGCCGGTAGCAAGAGCCGCATCCTTGATACACCCGTATTCGGTGCCTTCAACCACGACAGAACAGGCGCGCGGATTTCTGGCACCTGTCTTGGATTTGCGGCTCCATGCCTCCTTCATCTTCTGCCGTGCCTCGGGAGAATGATGCCGCCCGGACATCCAAGGCACCTGACCCGTATGCGCCATGCTCAACTTCTTGCGTGTCTCGGCAGTTGGCCGTAAACCCCATGTTCCATCCCCACCGAGCGTCAGGTTGTAGCCATGCGGTGCTCGCGTTTCGAGCATCACAATGGCCCGGTACTCCATCATCTTGATCCAGTCCTCGTCGCCTTCGTACCAGACTTCCAATTGAAGGTTATCTTTGCCGTACTTCTTGGCCGCCTGGTACACCAGCTTCGATCCGTGTCCAGAGAGGTGGAATCGCCTTCGGCGAGCAACATCGTCTGTAATACCAACGTATTGCTTCTCGTTGACACGGTTGGTTATCACGTAGAGGAACATGCTACTCGCTAACCTCCATCCGGTAACGGGCATCCACCATGCTCTGCTTCAGGCGGTGGGTCGGATCGACCTGTCCGAAGTGCAGGACGCGGATCGTGTCGTTGCGTCCTTGGACCGGCTTGAGGCAACCCACGAGCACCTGTTCGTCGTCGCCGGGTTGGTTTCCGTACTGACGGACGGCGATGGGTCCGTCCATTGCCTCCTGGAATACGCCCATCTTCTGGATGATGGCGTACTGGTTCTTCGACTCTTCGTAGTGGCTGACGAACAACACGTTCACCACGACTTCGACGTAGAAGTAGTTGTGGCTGGCCTCCCTGGTGAACGGGCCGGTGATGCGGATTTCGCAGCGATCCGGGGCCTCCATGAACTCGGTGGTCCGGTCGTCCAGACCTTCGACGATGGCCGGTAGTTCCGCCTCCAGGGCGACTTCCTTCAAGTAGGTGGCCACCGAGGCGAACACCCAGCGCGCCCAATTGGGATTGGCGGACATGGCTCAACCTCCCGCCCCGGCTTGAGCATTTAGAACCAGCGCGTCGGCGGCCGAAATCTCGACAATCGAGCCGGCCACGCCGAGGGACTCGGCCGGCAGTTCCTTGCCGGTAATGAGGTACGCCGCGTCGAACTCGTACTCTTCGTAGTTCTCGATGGCGTATTTGCGGCCGTTGTAGCCCACCCAATCGGTCTTGTGCAGCACGAGATTGGGGCAGTCGCGGCGCTCGATGATGAACAACCGCTGGCCCGTCTCAAAGCCGCCGCCCGCCCCGGTGAGCATCTGCTTGTTGGCGGAGATCAGCGCGACGGTGTGCTTCACTTCGGCGCTGATCTTTACCGGCAGAATAATGGCCCGCTGAATGCGGGTTGCCGTCTTCGTGCGGGCCGCTTCGCCGGTCTTCGTGTCCGTCGTCACCGCGCCGTTCTGGTAAATGACGATTGCGCCGCCATACTGCCGCTTCAGGGCATAGAGCACTCGACGAAGCTGCTGATTCAAGCTGTAGTTCGCGGGGTAGGTCATGCCGTCAGCCTCGTTTCCGCTGTTCGGCGCAGGTTGGTCGCCACGGGCAATCGAACCGCGCGTCCAGGGCCTTCTCCAACCGCTCCATCATCAAGGTGTTCTGGGCGATCACGTCAGCGGAACGCTCGACCAGTGGCATCAAAACATTCCGCTGCTCGTCTTCCAGCCTGACGATCCGCTTGCTCATGCGGCCCTCGCGGACCCAGCCTTGCCAAAGCAGAAAGGCCATGACCAGGACCAGCGGGCCGTACTGCTTGAGTAGCGAGAGGAGGGCCACGCCATCGGCAAACGTGTCACCCGCTTGTGCCAAAAGTAGAAAATCCATGAGGCATCTCCATCCGCCGGCAGGGCAGTAGATGGTAGAGGGCCGCCCGTCCGGGCGCTTGACCCGGACGGGCGACCTTTCGCTCGCTACGGACAGGATTAGCCGAGCATGGCCACGCAGGAGCCGTGCTGGAGGACCGCCACACCCGCGAGGATGTCGCAGTTCACCACGGTGCCGCCCGCGTTGATGTCGTACTGCATACAGACGCGCATCCCGATGCCGTTGTGGGGGACCACGGCGGCCATGACGCCCATCCGGCTGTCCGGCAAGGCCAGCGGCCGAGTCACCAGGGCCAGGGCGTCCCGGTGGAACGCCAGGTTCATCGAGCCGGTCGGGCCGGGGAAGGCCGGGGCACCGGAGGCGACGGCCGCGTCCAGCGGCCGGTCCAGCGCAACGTTGCAGGTCGTGCCGGCGTCTTCCGACTCGATGACGGTATAGACCGCGCGGCTTGCGCCGGTGCCGAAGGCGAGCAACTGGCCCACCTGCGGGGCCTTGCCGGCGGTGTAGCCGGTCAGGGTGAGGGCCTGGCTGTAGCCGGCGACGTAGGCGGCAGCAGTGGCGCACTTCTTGTAGTGCGTCACGACCGCCCCGTCCACGACGCCGTACTTCAGCGGCTCGTTCAGCACGATCGCGCCCGTGGTGGCGTCGGTCATCCACGTCGGCTGATCGTTGCCGGCCACGTTGAGGAACTCCCCGGCCGTCCCGGTGATGGTGACGTTCAGCGCGCTGGTGTCGCCGGCCGCGTGCGCCCCGCTCAGCGCGAGGGCCTCGCTGTCGGCGCTCAGGATGCAGTTGACGTTCTGGCACATGAAGGTGTCGAAGCCGAGGATGCGGCCCAGCGCGGCGTTCGTCAAGGCCGCACCACCGTCGCCGCGCTTCTGGGCGGCAACGAACAGTTCGGTCTTGAGCATGGCGGTCTCCGCCGTGGGCGACATCACCAACCGGCGGCCGTCCAGGGGGGCCTTGTTGACGTTGAGCACCTCGCGGGCGTCCAGCACGTAGTCCTTGGCGGTCGTCTCATCGAGCGCACCGAGCCGGCCGACGCGGTTGGCGGGGCCGCCGAAGTAGGCGGGGATGCGGCCCAAGAGGCAGCGGTCCACGCCACGAGCGATGGAGAGCATCGCCGGGTGGAGGTAGATGTCCTTCAACTCCTGGAAGGACTTGCTCCCCTCGCCGTCCCGGATGATGAAGGACTCGTAGAACCACTGGTCCAAGGGCACGGCCACGTTAGTGGCGGTGGCGTCCTGGTAGGCCAGCGGAGTTCCATCGACCTTGCGGCGTACCTTGAACTCGCCCGGCTTGCGGGTGTTCACCACGTCGCCGAACTTGGCGATCTCGTTCTCGAAATCGCGGTGGACGAGGTTGGCCATGACCATGTTCTCTTCGAGAATGGCCAGGCCCTCTTGCGCCCACAACTCGGGGATGTAGGCGTCGAGATTGTTGTCGTAGCAAGCCACGAAGGGCTGGCTGAGGTAGAGACGATTCATCGTTGTTCTCCGAACTGATGGGTTGATTCTGCGCAAGGGCGCTGGCGAGTCACCACGACCAGCCGGCCGCCACAAGCGACCTTTCACCGACCCCTGAGAGGCACTAGCGGCTGATGGGCTTCAATCCGAGCAATTCAGGGTTCTTGGCCCGGATTTCCCGATACTGCGTGGGCGTGAGCTTCCGCACGTCGATCTTGCCGCCTTGACCCGGCATGAGGCCGCCGGTGGCCGAACCTGATCCGATGCCCGAGACCACGCCGGAGCGGAACATATTGCCCCAGGTGTCGGGGTCGTCCTTCATCTTCTTCACCGCCTCCTCGGGCGTGTACGCCTTGGTCTCCGTCTCGCCGGTGGTCGGATTGACCGTCAGCATCTCGACCATCGGCTTGTACTTGCCGGTCAAGCGGCCGGTCTTGGGGTCCGTCTCCTCCAGCATCTTCGTCTGCTGGCGCAGTTGCGTGACGATCTGCGAGGGGCTGAACGCCTCGTGCCTGACGGCGGCATCTTGCAGCGCCCGCTCGATTGTGGAATCGCGGAACAGCGTCTCGAAGAAGGACGCCTTCTTTTCCACCTCCTGCAACTTGCCGGCGTAAGCCTCCTCGACCTGTTTCTTTTCCAGCAGAAGCTGTTCTTCCTTGCTGCGGAGTTGGCCTTGGACCATCTCCAGGTTCGCCTTCAGGGCCTTCCGCTCCTGCTCGGTGAGACTCTGGCTGGCCAGCAAGTCCTGGTACTGTTTCTCGGTCTTCTTCAGCGCGTCTTCCAGCTTGCGGCGGTCGGTGGCGACGATCCGGTTGACTTCCTCCTGGGTGAACGTCTTGCCGGCGGCGGCAGCAGCGGCGGCGGAAGCGCTCGAAGCAGCGGCATCGGCGGCGGCCTTGTCGGCGGCGGCCTTGGCCGCCTCGTCTTCGCCCTCGAAACAAGCGGACCACGGACGGGACAGGTACAGAGACGTGGACATGCAAACATTTCCTTACGCCCGACAGGAACATCACAGAGCATCCGCCTATTCGGTATCAGCGGCGTCCGACCCGGCAATGAGCGCCAGTGAAAGGGAGCCAGGACACTCGCCTAGCTCATTCGTGACTAAGACAAGTACGCCCAACCCGTAGGAAACGAGTTGGACTCTGCATAGCGTCGAAACCTCTTCTTTAGCGACGAGTAGGATAGGCCCGTCCGCGCCGACGCCATCTTCAATGAGGGGTAAGCAATGCCTTCAACCGAGACCGGTCGGCTATGAAGACGGCTCGCGGTCTCTTGTTGTCGTGGATAGGCTGAATGCCCACGACGCGACTCAGACCAGCGTTGTCGGACCTCCGGCGTTCTTTTCCGGCCTTTGTTGACAGCACTCATGCGTTGCCCGAAGCCTGGCTCTCGCTTCTTGCCCCGATTGGCGGCTGCGCGACGCGCCACAGTCTCGGCAGAGTGCTTAAGTCCAACAGGCGGTCCACCGCCACCGGGATTGCGGTTGTAGCCGAGTGGCGATTCTGTCTTCCACTCCGAAATTGCGTGTCGCTCCATCCACTCAACACAAGCACGATCAGGACTCTTGAAAATCACGGCAAAGCGAAAGTTTTCGATGCCGTACTTCGCAATCGCCAATCTCACGAGACGCGAGCCGTGCCCGTACTTGTGTTTCGTCCAACGCAACCGTGGATTCGTCGTAATACCAACATACGTCTTCCAGTTGACGAGATTGGTAATGAGATACAAGTGGTGCATTACGACATGCGGCTCAAATGGAGGGCATCACTGTCCCTGAGAAAAGGTCGCAGAATTCGCCAAGCCGTTGACGAGGGGCAGAGGTTTATAATGTGCTCGATGGGCAGTTGCGCCCGCTCGTAAGTCGTCTTGACCGTGCCGTAGCCCATCGCACTGATGGCCAGGTTCTCCAGTTCGATCTCCGGGTCTTTGCCGTCCAAGAGGGCGTAGGCGATCTCGTATTCAGCGATGCGGATGGCCTCGGGCACCTCCGTGTCCGTGCCGCGCGGAAACTCCAAGGGCTGGCTTGCCTCGGCGGCCTGAATAACTGTCAGGTCCACGCCGGACGAGTCCGGGTCCGACGAGCCGCAGACCGTATAAACGCTCGCTTTGACCCCTTTGTAATTCAGCGCGTCGATGATTCCTCGGGCGGCAATCAACGCCTTTTCGCGGTCTGAGTCGGAAGCGGCGCTCCAGGCAACTTCGTGGAGCCGGTAAGAAAAGTAGTTCGTCGCCTCGGCGATCCGCTCGGCCGGCGTGTCGCCCTCTTGCTTGCCGTAGTAATCGAAATTGAGCGCCATTGCCCACTCCCTAGCAAGCGATCCACGAGTAGCCCTGCCCCGCCGCCCCACCGACCATGTAGACCTTATTCAACTGGTCCACGTAGATCGGCGGTGAGACCTGACCGGCCGAGAGGATGAAGCCGTCGCCGACGTTGGCTACCGCGGTTCCAATCAAGATGATGCCCGTGTTGGCCCCGTTCGCCCGGACGACCACGTACTTATTGACTTCGCCGCCCACGTCCTGACCTGGCGCGACAATGGCCACCGAGACCGCCGCGCCGCCGACCTGAGCGACGGCCACGGCCACGGCATGGCCCGTGCCCGCCAGGTCCACGTCGGTCGCCGCCATCGTCTCTACGGGCTGCCCGGCCAGGGCACCCTTGAACTCCACGGTCCAGGGGCCGCCGGCAGCGCCGGTGACAGCCACGTTGCCGGCTCCTACGGCGACCAGGGCTACCAAAGCGGCTTGAACGTCCGCAGCGGCGGCGTTGTACGTGATGTTCACCGTCGTCTCGGCACCCAGGGAGAGGGTGAAGTGGCCGCCCGTGGCCGCAGTGACGGTCACAGTCTGCTGGGCGTTGGCGGCGGTTAGCTTGCTCGCATCGCCGACCATCGCCGGCTGCGGCTGGCCGCCTTGGGCGTTCTTGAAGCTCACCGTCCACGGGCCGCCGGCGCTGCCCGACACGGCGACGTTGCCGCTGCCGACAACCGCCTCCAAGGCTGTCTGCACGTCGGCCGCCGCAGCGCTAAAGGCGATCGCGGCCGTCACCCCGCCGGCCAGGGCGAGGGTGAAACTGCCGTCGCTGGCCGCCACCGTCACGGTCTGTTGGGCGTCCCCGCAGTCCAGTCGCACCACGTCGGTGCCGACCGTGCCGCTGCCGGTGCGAAAACTCGGCTGGGACTCACGAACGATCCTCGTTATTAGCATGACTTATTCTCCCGCAAAGCGGCCTCGGCCGCGCACCGGCGGGGCCGTAGTGCCTTTGAGATCGGTGTTGCGGCTGGCCGCCTTCTCTTCGGACCCGGCATTGGGATCGGCCGACAAGTCCGGGACGCCCCGCGCCGCCGGATCACTGCCACCCTTGCTTCCGGCCGCGCCTTGGCTCTCGGCGATTACCTTCAGCCTCTCGGCATGGTCCGCGCGGGCTGCCAGATATTCGTCGTCGTCGAAGCCCAGGGCCACGGAGCCCGTCTTCTCGCCGACCAGTCCCGCCTGGGCCGCCAGGATGATCGTCTGCGGGTCGCCGTTGGTGTAATGGGCGTTGTCGATCTCTTCGTTGATCGCGGCCAGGTCGTCCACGCTGACCTTCCCGCCGAGGAGGGCTTGGACGATCCCTTTCGACAATTCGCGCTTGACCTTGCGGCCGGGGACCGAATTCATCAGCTTCGTCAGGTCGGTCGCCTCCTTGATCCGGTCGGCGTCAGTCTTGAGCGAATAGCGATCCGGGTACTTGATCGTGGCGATCTCGCGTTTCGAGACGACTCGCTCTTCGTAGGCCGCCCAGTGCTCGCAAAGCTGCCGCTCGGCGCTTTCCAGCAACAGGCCGATGTAGCTCAGGCCCGCTTCAAGGCCCTGGTTGTCCATCACCTTCGACTCGGCCGAGGCCCGCACCGCCAGGCTCGACACGGCCAGGTTGACCAGTTCGCGGATGTCCTGCTTGAGCCGCTCCTGCAAGTCCAGGCTCGCCCGCAGCGGTTCGGCGGACGGATTGATGAAGGCGGGTGGATTCATTCCCTTGTCGTAGCTGCGGCCGTGGGTCGCGCCGACCTGAATGTCCGTCTCAGCCGCGCCCTGGCCGCCCGTGGTGGCCGTGCCGTCCGCCGTGGCGGCGTGCTTCAAGTGAGCACCCACCGCCCGCAAGTCCTTCTGCTCGATGTAGAAGGGAAAGTTGCTCCGCAAGGCGTAGCTCACGTCGCTCGAACCGAGGTTGAGCAAAGCAATCTGGTGGCCGCATACGTCCTTGATGAGGCTGTTGCCGATGTCCAGCATCACGAACGGAATGCGGCTGAGTTCCAACTCGACAGCCCCGCCGGGCTGGCCGTTTTGATCGACCGGCGCTCCCTGGATGTCGTAGAACTGCAAGTTGACCTTGCCGGTGTTCTGGTCGATCCACAGGTAGCGATACCGCTGCACCTGGACAGTCGGCAGGAAGTAGCTCTGGTCGAACTGCATCACCGTGTCGCGTAAGAGCACGGCCTGGAACTCGGAGGGGGCTTCTGGCTTCGAGCAGGTCCAGCTAAGGATGTCTTCGATGTCGTACCGATAGAGGTACGGCGCGACGTTGCCGGTGTTGGCCAGCGTCGCAGTCGGTGGAACCCAGGGGGCATCGACGAAGATGCCCACCCGGCCCATGACCAGCAACTCCGTCAAGACCTTTACGCCCACGAAGGCGTTCATCGTCGAGCCGCGCCGGTCCACGCCGAGGTTCAATCCAGCGACGGCATTCTGGTAAGCCTTGCTGCCGCCCCTGCGGGTGATGTCCCTCATCCGCTGGTAGATGGCATTGCGGATGTCGTTGATGGCCGCCCCGGCAAACCTGGGAACGGGCGTCACCTGGAGGCGGGCGTTGAACTCCAACTGGTCTTCCCGCCCGGAAAACTTCTCCAGGTAGATTTGACGGAACTCGTCGCCGCCATCGTAGGTCAAGCGCCACTTGCGCCAGTCGGTCATCCCCGAGAGGTAGCCGGGGTGGCGCGAATCGACCAGATTGATGACCGCACTGTCAGGCATGACTGGCCCTTCTCACGTCACTTTTCCGATGTTCTCGCCGCCGGACGAAATCGGTGCCAGCGACAGGCCGATGTCGGCGTAGCACAGCGAGTGAGCAAAGTGGTCGGCACCCGTGTTGACGTACTCGGCCGCCAGATTGCCCCGGTCGTCCTTCTTGTACGTGCGAACTAGGTTTTTTACGTGCTCGCGGTAGGTCATCGAAATGTCGCGCGGCAGCAGGATGCGTGGCGGATTGCTCTTGAAGCGACCGAGAGTACACGAGAGCCAGTTCGTCCTATCTACCGTGGCGAACGGGGCTCCCGTCTCTTCCTCGCTCAGCGAGATTTCCTTGGCGGTCTGGCCCCGCCGGTATCGCGTCAGCCACACATAGCCGTGGAACTTCTTGGCGAAGCGGCGGGCATCGTTGGTGAACGGGTCGGCGTCCACCACGCAGGCCAAGACCTGCCACTCCCGCATCAATTCGTCGAGATACCCCCACTCCTCGCCGGAGAACTTGCCGAACCACAACAGCTTTCCGATGGCCGCCGCATTGATGTCGGTGCCGGGGTGCCTGTCGAACAGCCAGTCCACGACCGAAATGTAGCCGGTCTTCCCCTGGTCCACGCCCATCGTTATCAGCCGGTCGCCGCCGATCTGCGGCCGGGCGTCGTTGATCGAGTGCGACTTGATGCAGTTCTCGATCATCTCGTCCGTGACCTGGGCACCCTCGCCGATGAACGGCACGCCCAGTTTGCTGCAATGGAACTCCGTGTTCGCCGCTTCATCCCCCAATCCGCGATGGTAGGCGATCACCAGTTCGCAGGGCGTCACGGTGGACGAGTAAAGCTGATTGATGTAAAAGCCCCGCGACTCCTCGGCCGAGACGTTCGGCTCCGTCACCTGCCACCGGCCGCCGGCCAGGAACTCCGGCTTGGCCTCCTGCTCCAGCTTGTGCTTGCACTCGCGGCACTTGAGGAACGATTCCTTGCAGCGCGGGTCGTTGACCGATTCGCCAATGATCTCCACGCAATCCGGCCAGACCAACTCCGTCCAACGACCGCAATGCGGACACTGAAAACAAAAGTGTTCCTGAGTGCTGGTCAGGTACAGCTTGTGGATGCCGTACTTGGGCACGGTCGGCGTCGAGATCGCCAGGATGTGCTTCTCGATCTGCCCCGACAACCGCTCCAGCGCCAGCCACACCGAATGCGTGTCCATCTCGTCCATCTCGTCCAAGACCAACTCGGACACCGGGATGGACTTCAAGTTGCTGTCGCCGCGACTCCCACGGATGTAGAGGACGTTGGTGCCGGTCGATTTCAGCCCCACGGTATTCGTGTCAACAAACAGGTCTTTCAGGTAGGGGCTGAGCTTCAACGCGGTGGCGAAGCGGGCTTTGGAAAAGTCGCCCGCGTTCACCGCCGTGGGCAGCACGTAGAGCACATCCCGCTTCAATTGGTCAAGCGTGAAGAAGGCCCGATTGATCCCCGTCTCGGTGACGCCCAACTGGGCGGCCTTCATGGCAATCGTCCAGGCGGCCTTGCTGTCGTGGATCGCGCGGCACCAGGGGTGCCGGCTAAAGCGGTAAGGACCGTTGAAGGGTGCCCCCATCACCCGCCGGTGTTCGGACCACCGGCTGCACGACCGCAGGTTCCTGCTCTCTAATCCCTTTCCCAAGGCTTGTCGCAACTCGTCCACAAACTTCATGGGGCAGTGTCATGTTTTAGTGAGGCTGCGTCTCGGGTTCGCGTGGGTCAGCGGCGAGTGCGGCGCGCTGGTTGCTTCGGCGTTCGGCCCGGCGCAACCTCATGTCTCGTTCCCGGCGGCGACGGGTGCTGGCCGTCGTCGCGGGCGTCGGCTGCGGCGCTGGCTTGGGCTCGTCGCAGTTGCGGCAGCGACGACTCACTTGCAACCCCAGCCGTTGTGGATGATCGTCAGGATTTCGTTGGCATCATGGGTCCGAAGCGGCTCGCGTCCACAAAGGCAGAAGATGTAGGTCGGCGTGGCCGTGATGTCGTACTTCCTTGCCATTTCGGGGCTCTCGTCGATGTCATAGACCCGCACATCGACGCCGGCCGACGCGATCTGGGCCACCAGCGGTTTCTGCGCCTGGCACGGGCCGCACCAGGCCGCCGTGAAGACGAGCATCATCGGCCGCTCGCACGGATGGCCGGGCGGCACCGGGGCTTGCGACTGTTCGCAGCCGGCGACGAGCGCCAACAGCACCACGGTCAGCAGAAACAACTTGGCTTTCATCATGGGCCTCCGATTCTCGGGCGGTTCGCGCCGGCACTGCGGGAGCCGCCGGAGAATCGGTCCTGCGTGGGACCGCAGGACCGACCCGTTTCCTACCGGCCCTTGATGCACGTCACCCGCGAGGGGAGCGGTGCGGCCGGTGTGTTGGCCTACGACTTGGCGGGGGCGGCGGGAGTCAGGGCCACAGCCGGGGCGGCAGCCGGCGCAGCGGCCGTAGTCGGCGCAGCAGCCGATGCCGGCGCGGGAGCCGATGCAGCGGCCGGGGCACCCTCGATCTCGGCGATCTTGGCCTTAATCAGGGCCAAACCCTCGGGCGTGGCGAGCTTCCGGTCCAGCACGTTCTCGTAGGTCTGCTCCAATTCCTTCTCGATGGCGTCACTGCCGGACTCGACCAGCTTGGCGACATCGTGAATTTTCTCCACCATGTCCTCCACGTCGCCCACGGCGAAGTCTTCCAACAGGGAGGGCAACAGCTTCAGGCCATTGTCCCGCAGCTTGGCGGCCAGCACTTGGGCGGCGCGTTTCTTCGCCATCAGCTTGGCGTTCACGTCGAAGAGGCGCTTGCCGATTTCACGACCGACCAGCACGGCGACCACAGCGGCCAGAATCCAGATCACGACGGTGGGGTTCATCTTTTCTTCTCCGGGTTTCTTTGGTGGCTGTCCTTCGACAGCCGGATGTTCAGGGAAAGGGCAACAACGCTAGGACTTCACGGGCGGATTCAACTTTGCGTACAGCTTCTTGCCGTAGCCGCAACCAATGCCGCCGAGCACGCCGGCAATGCACAGCAGAGCCAACGCCCAAAGCGGCGGCTCCGCCTGCGCGTCGGGATCGACGATCGGCGTGCCGCCATCGTCAATCGGCTGCGGCGTGGGGTCCGGCTGCGGCTGCGGGTTGGGTTGCGGATTCGGGCATGGGCCGGGGCAGCGGCGCTCCATGTCCCGTCGCCAGGGCAGGATCGGCCGAATTCCCGAGGCCGTACTGACCGCACCCGCCAAGGCTCCGTTCAAGCCGGCCGCCGTCATAGGCAGGTTCTTCCCGGCCGCTTCGTAGACTACGGTGCCGTCCGCCTTTTGCATCCGCACGGTGGGCAGGCCCTTCACGTTGCAGGCATAGCGGGCCTCGTAAATGGCCGTGTCGCTCGTGACCGGACAAAAGTGAACCTGGTCCTTCAGCTTCTTCAGGCTGGTGTTGAAGTCGAACCAGCCCACGATCTCGTTGTAGCGGGAGTCGGTCGCGCTACCGACTACGCTCACGTACCACTTGCCCTGGTCCTGCGGCAGGTTCACGACCCGCTCCTCGGCCAGGACACCGTTGACGGTATCGGCGAGGCAGGGCGCGACGGCCGCGAGCACCGCGAGCAGGCAAAGCATACTCAGGAGCAGTCTGTTCATGGCTTTCCTCTTTCGTTGCAAAACGTGTTTCAGGGACTATTGCGGAAGCGGAGCCGCAGGGGCGTAAATCGGTGTGACCGCCCATCCATAGCTCGCCTTCCATTCGGCAATCAGCGTCTCTCGCGGAACCCAGATGAAGTTCTCGACCTTGTTGTTGTCGAGGATCGCGGCCCACTTGTCGTCGAGATGCACAAGTGCGACCATGTGGGCTCCGCCCATGATCGTGATGCCGCAGCCTCGCCTCGTGCGGCAGGCCCATTCCAAGAAGCGAACGTCGCCGTTGGTGACGTAGGCGTAGCGGATTCCTTCCTGATCGAACTTCGCGGCCAGGTCTTCCGGCTGCTCGCCGTCGCCGTAGGTCTGTCGCCAGTGATCGGCCGTCTTGAGCCGGTATTGCCAGCGGAGCAGCGAAATCATGGTGGCGTGAACGCAGGACCCCATGCCCTGGTCGCCGATCCAGTTGCGTTGCCGCAGCACTTCCGGGACGTTGACTGTCGGCCGTTCCTTCTTGGCCGCTGAGATTCCAAAATCTCCGCTGACTCTGCATCCGGCGGTGGACGCAAGCAGCATCAAAGCGAGGAGGGTTCGTGTTAGAGCGGATTGAGACATGCAAACTCCCCGTAGTGCTTCAGCGCGGCTTCGTTGTAGGCCCTTGCGGCGTCACGCGGGTCACTGAATATGCCCAAGTAAAGACGCCGGCCGCCGACCCCAAGTTGGGCACACCATTTGTCCACCTGTGAATGCGGATAGACGCCCTTGAAGCCCGACGTGTTATTCCGAAGACGCCCCTTGTTGGCTAGATTCTGCGCCCGTGTCGCAAGACGTAGATTAGCCCGGCGGTTATCCAGGCCATCACCGTTTTGATGATCGACCTCCACGCTCTTGCTGCGAGTGAGTCCGCACCGCTTTGCAACAAGGCTGTGCATACGAATTGTTCGTGGCTGCCCGTCAACCGCTTGCTGATGTTCCGCGTAACCCGTTCCCACCCGCTGAGTGTACTGCCACTTCCATTGCATTAGATGCTCATGGTCGCAGTCGTCCACCAGCGCCTCTTTGCCTTGCGTCAGCGGGATTGTCTTCACTACTTCAGTCTCCTCGGCCTGCGTAAAACCCCGCCAGAGCGCAGGCACCGAGCCAAGAGATTGGGGCTCCAGCGTGCCACGTTCGCGGTCGCCCAGAGGCCAACGTCGGCGTAAGCGGCAGCCGTTAGCTCGGAACAGAAGATGGAGTTGAGGTTGTCGGGGTGCAGCAACGACTCGACAAAGGAAAGGCCAACACCCGCCGCACGGATCGCCCCCAGCTTGTCGTAGGGCATGTGGATCGTCCCCATGAGAAACTCGGTGAGTCGTTCGTCTTCGGTCGGATAGAGCGGGCGGTAGAGCGGGTATCGCCAGACCTTTCCTTTGTAGACCTCAACGACGTGTTCCAACTTGTGGGCCTGGGTTCCCAGAAACACTTCGCCGGTGATTTCGCAGGGCAGGCCGTCAAGTTGCGTGGACTCGAAGAGCAGCAGTCGTCCGTCGTCCGCGTGCCCAAGAACGCCGACGTGGCTCAAGCTCCAAAACGGGATGCCATAGGTCGCCAGGTTCACTAGCGCGCTGATCCAGCTATCGCCGCTGAATCCGATGATGTCCCCCGCCTTCAACTCGTCGGGGACGAACGGGTTTTGCCGGCACTGGGACATCGTTCACCTCCCGCGAACAGTTGACCGTTGTGTGGATGTTGGCCGGCCGTCGCCGGTCGCAGTGATCCTGGTCGTCGGCCCAGCAATTCTCGCAACGGTCTTCGTTGAACATCGCGGGCTGGACGCGACAGACGCGACACCAGACGAGATTCATGCGGGATCGACTTCAGAGTGGCCGGCCGCTTCGACCGTGGGCAGGATTCGCTCGGTGATTCGCTCGACGATCCGCTCGTAGTCCGGGACGCCCTCCAACTCGTCCACGATGATCTCAAGCATCAACCGGACCAGCGCGAAGCCCTGTTCCCGCGAGAGCGTGGCTCCCGCCTTCGTTTCCAGGGAGAAATTGTCCTTCTTCAGCGAGGCGAGAGTTTTCAGCGACTTCTCGACCTCGGGATAGGCGGCCAGGAACTCGGCGTCCGACCGATTGGCGAGGCTAAGCCGCCGTTCCAGTTGGGCCAGTTGGACGACGACCTCTTCCCGCAGCGTTTTCAGCGCGTCGTTTTCCGCAAACTGGGCCAGCCGCTCGCGGTCCTGGGCCTTGGTCAAGAGGTATTGCTTCAGGCGTCGAGCGGGCACCAGGTCTTTGCCGCCGTGGACGCGGCAGTAGTCCGACCCCTCTTCCGCGAAGTTCTGGCACTGGCCGTCCAGGCTTGCGCCCTTGCAACGGCGGGGGTCGGCCAAGTCGGTGACACGTTGCATACTCATTGCTTGCGCCCGAACTGCTTACCCTATACATGACCCCCAAAATCGGATTTTTTTTCAGGGTTCCTCGAATTTCGACGATGCGGCCCAGCGGCCGGGCAAGGCGCTTAGCGGCCGAGGGCAGGACGTTTATACGCCCTACCAAGATCGAGCCCCTGTGCTGGCCGCGCTAAGGCAACCAAAGAGGGCCAAAGGGCCAGAGAAAACCCAGAAAGGGGCCAGAGAAAGCCCAGAGAGGGCCAGACGCCCTCCGAAACAGAAGTTCAGAACCAAAGCCCGCCGCCGGCCCTGGTTCAGCCGCCCTTCTCGCCGGTTGCCGCCGCGCGCAACTCAGACTGCGCGACGCGCGTGGCGTCAATGATGGCTCCCAGGGCCGCGTGCCACGTCTGGGCATCAAGCAGCCGAAGGGGGGTCTGTAAGGAGGCGGCCGGAAAGGTGATATACACCTCCGAGCCCCGGCCCGCCCGGTAGTTCCTGACCTCGGCGCGGATCACCAGGGCGTGCTTATCTGTCCCGCGAAAGGGGGTGGCCGTCAAACGAACGCCCCAGTCGAACGCCTCACGGTCGATCACGGGTTCCTGCGGGTCGTTTTCGGCCGGAGTTGTGTGCTTCGCCTGCCGTTTTGCCATGATTCAGCCTCCTGTCTGGTCACGCCATCCGCATCTGAGAAGGGGTGGCAAGCGGCTTCTCAGCGGGGTCATTCTAGCTCCGAATTCGTCGGGGAGCAAGATACCGGTCGAGGCGCGATCGGCCTCGGTGATTAGCTGCCATTGAAATCTTACCACGTTTTCTGAGGGAGCCGGGCGGGACTCGAAGGGCGCACATTCCTTCCCTTGTCGGGCGGTCTCTGCATTGGACTACCGGCACCGTCGCTTACCCTTTGATCTCCACGATGATCTGGATGAGGAAGTTCTGGAAGTCCCGCGACATATCCGTCGCCCCAGTGACGTAATGAGCGACCTCCTCCACAGCCGTTTGCAGGAGGTACTTGTTCACCGCCGTGGCAATGTCCTCCTTGAAGTAGACCATGCCATCGCGGCAAAAACCCATCGTCTCGCTGCCGGCCTGCATACACTCCTTGAAGCACGCCGCCATTGGCTTCTTCTTGCCCTGCGTCATGTTTGCCTGTTGCAGCCACGACCACACGATGTCCACCGCCTCGATTGTCGCGTCGGTCGCCGGGAGAATCTGCTTGCCGTTGCTCTCGTGGCCGTCCAGGACCGAGGCGGCCGTCTTGACGCCGCAACGGGCGGCGGCCGTGACCCAGGATGGAGCCTTCGTCGGCTTGGGGCAAAAGCCCTTCTTCTCGACGAACTCGGCCGTGTGGCCCAGGCTGGCGTCACAGAGGACCGCGTTCGGCCCGGCCGCCAACTCCCAGCCCTGCTGCCAGGCTTCCTTCTGCCCCGGTTCGGGGTCCGAGTACGACGGGGCCATGTAGTACGAATCGAAGGTCGCCTCGTAGCTCGGTTCCTGGGCGACCAGGCTCTTGAACACCGGGGCAAGCTGCTGAGGCGTGGCCTTGCGGAAGAGCCGGGCCGCCGCGCCCTTGATCTCGTACTCGCTCGAATTACGCGACTCGTCCAGCTTCAACTCGCCCTCGTGGAAGTTGTAGTCGTACACCGACGCCTCTTCCGCCTCTTCGATCTCGCGGACCAGCACGCCCTCCTTGTAGATCATCGCCGTCCGCTTGCCGTTGAGGTTCCGGTCGGCCTTGGGCAACAAGGATTCCTTGACCAGTTGTGGCTTGCTGGAAAAGTGCAGGAAGCGGCGGGGCAACTCGCCGTAGAACCGTTGCACGGCGTCGTTGACTTCGACGTAGACTCGGGTGAAGCCGTCCCGCGCACGGACGGCACTGTCTTCGACCACCGCTACCCGCAATTCTTCGTTCAGCAAAGAAGGAACGAAGTCGCCGTGCTCCCGCACGGTGCGGTCGATGGCATTGGCCACGAATTCCCGCAGGGCCATCGAAAGGTCGGTCCAGTCGATCGCGCCGAAGTCCAGGCACCAGCCCATGTCGAGCGTCTTGCTGCTGGTGCCGCCGAGTTTGCAGACCACGCGCTTGATCGGCTTGCTGACCAGTCCGTCGTTGACCGTCTCCTCGCGGGTCGTGAATTCCAAACGGGTCTTGCCGCAGTAGATCAACAGCTTCAATCCCGCGCGGAGCAGGGTGTTGATGGCATGTTTGGCCCCGCTGCCGAACTGGCCGATGGTGCCGGCCACGCCGCAGTTGCGCGTCGTGCTGACGCCGAGCAGAGTATAGCCTTCCACCGGCGCTGCGCCGGGATTCTGAATGAGCAGATACATGGAATTGACCTTTCGATGTTGCGTCACTGTTGCGTCACTCTGACACCAAGCCGTCCACCGCCCCGCGCCGTTTGCAGTACCAGATTTCCTTTGACTTGCGGGGCGAGGGCCGCCGGGTCCGGCAGCCCTTCTTGCCGCAGGATTTCAGGGCGTTCTTTGTGCGGGTCAGAGTCGCCGGCAGCACCGTCCTTTCGGCCCCGCACTTGCACTGCACGTCCACCAGCACAGACGCTCCCTGCATTCCGTCCCTTCGCGTGCGATACCAGATACCCACCACTTCAAGAGTCCCGAATGTGTCACCGACCTTCATTGCCTTCCTCCTCCACCAGGCCACCGAAGTCGGGGCGGAGTTTCTGGATGCACTCGCTGAGCCATTGTTCTCTGTTCATGGTGTCGCTCTCAGTTGCAGGCGGCGCAGGCTGGAATTCTCAGCGCGACGTTGCCCAGCAAGTCCTTGCCCAGATAACGGTCGATCAGCCGCCAGATCGTCATGTGCGTGAAGACGCCGCCCTCGGGCCGGCGTTTCGTCGGCCGCGTCTTGAAGCCCTGGCCGTTGAGCCAGGTCACGATCTCGTCGAGCGTCTGGCCCGCCTCGCGCCGCCGCTTGATCTCGGGGATGAGCGCCTGCTGGTAGCGGTCCCTGGCCCGCTGGGCGTTGGCGGCCGAGCCCAAGGGCTGCGCTTTCTTGATGCCCCGCAGTTGTTCGCGGCCGTCCCAGTGGCCGGGCCGGGCGGACCCCAGCAGCACGCCCCGCGCCTTCGCGGCGGCCAAGGCCGCCTTCGTGCGCTCCGAGATCATCTTGGCCTCGGCCTGGGCGACGACGGCCATGATCCCCACGGTCAATTCGTTGGCGTCCGGCAGATCGCAGAAGACCAGCGGAAGACCGGAATCGCGGAGGGTGAGCAGGAAAACGGCATTGCGGGCGAGACGGTCCAGCTTGGCGACCACCAGCGTCGAGTTGGTCAGCCGCGCGTGGTGGATCGCCTCCAAGAGCTTCGGCCGGGTCGCCGATTTGCCCGTCTCGACTTCGATGTACTCGGCAACGATACTTGCGCCGTGGGCCAAGACCAACTGGCGGACCATTTCCTTCTGGGCTTCCAGGCCCAGGCCGCTCTTGCCTTGCCGCTTCGTACTCACGCGATAATAAGCCACGATCTGGACGAGCTTCTTGTTCACGGGGGCGATCTCCGGTTGTCTACACCATGCATATCATAGAAGAGATGCAAGTCAAGCAGCAAAACAGCGTTCGAGGGTGTTCATCGGTGGGGCTCTACATCAATCATATCACAGAAGATGAGAAAGTCAAGCGAAAAGGCCGTTTCCAGCGAACTACCTGCTCGATGCCCTGAAATACAGGCCCAGTTGTCAGAATTACTTGTACCCGAACCGCTGGCGGAACTCGGGATCGTTCCGCTTCAGCGCCAGGCCGGCGAAGACGCCGTTGGACGTGTGGGCCTTGGAGATCGCCCGCTTCCACTGCTCGACCATGTAGCGGGTCACGTTCCAGTAGTAGGCGACCGTCAATTCATCCTCCTCGCAGACGGCCCGCACCAGGTCGCCGCAGAGGACCGGCAGCAGGCGTTCGCCCCTTTTGTAGTCGATCCCCGGCCAGGGAATGGGTGCCTCGGTCATGCCCTCTACCCGCACGTTCTCGCCCCGATACTCGTCGCGCAGGACTGCGCCGACCTTGACCTTGGGGGCGCGGTAGGGGCCGGCCCGCCAATGGAACTCGTCCGGCGGCGGGAACTTCGCCGCCATCGTCGCCCGCGTTTCACCTTTGCGTTTCGGTTTCATGTTTCTGTGGGTCGAGAAGGTTAGGAAACAACCCTCAGCTTGACCTTGTGCCCGTGGGTCTGTTTCTTGATGTTGCCGAGCCATTCCTTGCCCAGGTAGCGGTCGATCAGCCGCCACACGGCCGTCTGGGTGAAGGGCTTGCCGGCCGTGGTCTTGTGGCCGGCCGCGTTCAGCCAGTCCATGATCTCCGGCAGCGTCTCGCCCCGTTCCCGCCGCGTCCGAATCTCCGGCATCAGGTAGGCGTAGGTCAACTTGGTCTGCTCGTGTCTCTTCTTGGCCGCCGCCGCGATGGCCTTGAAAGTCCCCTTTCGGTAGTTCGCCTTCTTGACCCGAGGATCGGCGGAGCCGAGTTTCACGCCCCGCGCCTTCGCCGCCGCCAAGGCGGTTTTGGCCCGGTCGCTGACCTTGCGGGTTTCCTCCTCGGCCACGTTTGCTATGATGTGGATGGTCCGGCTGTTGATCTCCTGGGCGTCCAGGCACACGAAATCAACATGGCTCTCCAGCAACATCCGCGTGACCGTGACATTGCGGGCGAGCCGCCCCAGGTGAACAATGACTAACGCAGCCTCAGACCGAATCGCGTGCTCGATGGCCTTGGCGAATTCCGGCCGGTGGCCGGGTTTGGGGGTTTCGTGATCGGTGTAGGTGGCCAGAAGTTCGCCCTTGTTGTAGCTGACGAAACGGTCGGCTTCCAGGACTTGAGCGGAAAGCTCCACGAAAGAAGGGCTCTTCTTGGGCCAAACGCGGAAATAGGCGATGTAACGCTTCATGTGTTCCTCGTGGTTTCGGTGTCTACCTCAACCTTACACCACATTAAAGCGAAGTCAAGGCACTTTCGTTTCTCGACTTGCATTTCTTCGGAGCGGTGCTATGATTGGCAATTGGGTAGGACCCAGGAGACTGTACCATGCTGCTCGATCCGATTAGTCCCATGTTGCAGGCTTTCCGCGACGGCGTGACGAGCTACCAGCCGGCGATCCAAGACCTTGCCCTGGAAACGGGCGACGCCCAGGTTTCGCAGGACAACATCCAGCGGATGATCGACGCCGGCTTCGTACTCGCCGAT